AACGAAACTCTCTGCGCGGCTTCCCATGCCACCTTTACGGGTGCGGGTGGAGCGGCTCAGAAGAATCGTGAGTCAACGGATGCTACCCTTGGTGTGGATTCTCTGTGGACGGGAGTTAATAACTTCGCCACGCTGAAAGACCACGAAGGCAATCCGGTTATCGCTATCCCGAAACTGCTCGTCATCTCGCCCGCGCTTGAGCGCAAGGCGATTGAAATGTTGCAGTCCATCGAGACACCGTACCTGAGTACGAACGAAATGAACGCACTCAAGACCCGCAACCTGAAGTATGTGGTTTCCCACTATCTCACCAGCACGACAGCGTGGTTCCTGGTGACTGGCGAAAAGCCCATCCGCTTCTATATGCGGCGTCCTGTGACCGTTAAGCCGGACAACACGATCCGAAACGACAGCCGTAGCTGGACTGTCACCTGTCGCTTGAGCCATGCTCCCTATGACTGGTATCAGATTTACGGCAGCGATGGCGTAGCGTAAACCAAACAATTAAAGGAGGGTTTGATATGAAAAAAGTCTATCTTGGACTTATATGCTCCTTGTTGTTTGCAGGCGTGGTTAGCGCAAATACCAATGTCGAAGTGTGGGTTGGCGGCGATACGCCGACCTCCGGTGTGCATCTGGACGGGGGTGTATTTGCCCCGTACTTTAGCGGTTCGCTGTTGGCGGCTTCTATTGATGGTTCCATGCTTATTGATGGGACTGTGAGTAATGCGGACATTGCGGCTAATGCTATTGACGGATCGAAACTTGTTAATGGCACGGTCAGTAATGCAGACATTGCGGCCAGCAGCATTGACGGATCGAAACTGGTTGACGGCACGATAAGCAATGCCGATATAGCGGCTAGTGCTATTGACGGATCGAAGTTGATTGATGGCACCGTGAGTAATGTTGACATTGCCGCGAATGTGGCGGTCGGCAAACTGGCTGTGGCCCAGGGCAAAGTCATTATCGGTAATGGTTCCGGTTTAGGCGAAGCCCAGACGTTGAGCGGAATCACAGTCAGCACGTCAGGTGTTATGACCGTTGGAGCAAGTCAGATTGACGGTTCCATGCTGGTTGACGGTACAATTAGCAACGCGGACGTTGCAGCTAGTTCCATTGATGGCTCAAAACTCATTGACGGCACGGTGAGCAACGTTGATATTGGCGCGAACGCTGATGTCGCCGTTTCAAAGATCGCTCTTGCTCAAGGCGCAATAGTCATTGGCAATGCCGGCGGTGATGCTGAAGCGCAAACAATAAGCGGTGTCATTACATTGGCGACCAACGGCGTGACCGCGTTTCAAGCTGGTCAGATACTTAATGCCGATGTCGCTGGCACGGCAGGAATAATTCTGTCGAAACTTGAGGCAGTTGCCCCCAGTAATATTATTGTTGGCAGTCAGTCTACGTCATTGGTGTCGGTTGCGGTGAGTGGTGATATGAGAATAGCCACGAATGGCGTAACAATGCTCGTGGCAGGCAACGCAAGCAATCTCAATTCCGGCGTATTGAATAAAAGCTACGGCGGAGCGGGAGATGTGAGCGGCATCCTAAAGGCCAACGGTGCGGGTGTTGTTTCGGCGGCTTCTGCCGGGACTGATTACCTTGCACCGGCAACGGTATGGGGCTATCCGGCCATTACGAGCGCGACTAATGCACTCGTCAATACCGCGACAATCACGGCGAAGGATACGGCGGGCGCGACGCTTGCGGGTTATCGGCTATTCCATGTATGGCTTAGTCTGACCGACAAAGGCGCGGCCTCCACCAATAACATTGAAACGCTGGTACTTTCGACCGGCACGGCTATCTCGACCGTCACGGCTAATGCCGATTATTGGTATTGCTCTGCTGCGGCTGGCACGGCGGTGGCAACGATTACGGCGACCGAGACCGGAACGAATTATCTGATGGCGGCTGATGGATCGTCCATCACCAGCCTGAAGATCGTGTCCGTGTCCCCGTAAGGAGTTCGATAAATTTGCAATGGGGCAGGGGAGCAATCCTCCTCTGCCCTGTGCAGAAAGGATTTCAATGAGATTATTCATCTCAAGTTTTTTGTGTTTTTGTTGGGTGTGTGCGTTGGCGTGCGCCGGAAACTTTGACAGCGTGGTTATGAAGATCACGGGTGCGTCCACGAATGTCACCAAGAGCGAGGCGTCAACCTCGAAGATCACGGGTTATCTTGAACGCGCCGATGTCTGGTTTGGCAACTCGACCTCGGTTGTCAACATGACGCTGTTTTCGTCCAACGAGTTTACCCATTTGACCACGGACTTAATGGCAAACACCGTCAAGGCAACTAATTTTAGCCTTGCGCTTGGCACGAATGATTCCGCCCGCGTTCCGTTGTTTGGCGAGCGGTTGTACCTTGTCGTCACGAACGGCGTTGTCGGATACACGCTTCAGAACATCACGGCGCAGATTATATTTGAACAAAAATAGGAGTCAACCATGACTGTACAAACCTTGATGCAGTCGGCGTTGTACGCCTTTGGGCAGACCCCGGATAATGTGCGATTTGCCGATGACTTCTACGGTGCGGTCAACGACTCACAAAACGATATTGCCAATTCGCGCAAGTGGGGATTCCTTCGCACAAGCGGCACTTTAACAACCGTGGACGGAACCAGAACAGTTGCGCTTCCCTCGGACTTTGGAACATTCTTTGACATCCCCGGTGCAATGGTTATCACCGCGCCGGCGGGCAGTCTCGGAACCGTTATCACGCTTATGACGCAGGAGGAATGGCAGTCCAACTTATACGATGATGGCTCCGAAGAAGGAACGCCGACCTATGCTTATGTGCTTGGCAGTTCGTTGTATCTTTCGCCCATCCCCGATGCGGCGTACACAGTAGCGATACTGTATTACAAGCGGCCTGCCGATATTGCGGATACGAGTTCCACGCTTACCGTTCCTGCGGCATATAGCGAGTTGCTCAAAAAAATGGTGTGGCGGCGATTGCAGGATAGCGGCTACGCAAGCATCCAGGAAATTCAGATCAGCGATAATGACATCCAACGGCTCATGGGAGTGGCGGCGCGGAATGACATCGCGCAATTCGGTGGCATGACGATGAACTTGAATAGCACGACATATAAACGGAGAACGGTCTAATGGCAGAACGTGGCACACCGTCAGCGGAGTGGGTTCCGATTGCACAAAAGTTTCCGGTGACTTTGAACCGCGAGACGATGCCGGAAGCTCTTGGCGACAATGAAACGCCAGACAGCTACGGCCTCGGCGTTGACAAGCCATCGGCGTTGTATGTTGCGCCCTCGGTATCATCCGGCACGGCCTGGACGGGAATAGCAACGGTAAGTGCGCCGACGTATCCACCGGCGACCTGCACTTGGCGAATGGCGCACAATCGGCTTTGGGGCTTTGTGACATCGGCGGGAAGCAATGTGCTTTACTACGGCGCTTATGGTTATGATTCAACATACATAATTCAGGGTTTGGGCTACATCCCATGTGATTATGAATCATCCGTGATAAAACAGGTTGTCCCCTTTGGCGGTAATGTGGCGGTCTTTAAGAGCGATTTTCTTTACGTCGTGAGAAATGCCGACTCGCCCTCTGGCAGCCTTACCGCCGAATTTATCAAACAGGCAAGTGGATTGCCGGTGGTGGGAAATGTAATCGTCATAGATGACACGCTGATATGGGCGAACACTCACGGCGTGTTTGCGTACAACGGGCAACAACTTACCGAGCTTACCCAACCCATCCGCAACGACCTTGGCGGGTTTGTTTCCACGGCGGTAACATCGCTCACGGCGGACTTCGAGAAGAGGCGCGTGATAGGGTTGAACAGCACGGGCAAATTCATTATAGAGTTTGGCGACAAACCCATGCTCTACGATTACAACACGGCGGGATTTCGCTTTACTAGCAAGACGCTTGTGAGCGAGGATGCGTCGCCGTTGCTGATAGATAAGGTCGGAATAATTTATCAGTTCAATGCCGCCGACAGCGCGAGCGTGACGCTAAATGTGAAAATCAATGACACTTGGAAAACCGAACCGGCATTTACTATCCGACCTGCGACCGGCAACGGGTTTGTGGAAATACCCTTAGCAAACATGCTGGCCTGCCGGAAGTTTGCGTTGCGGATCACCAATTTAACGGCATCGTGTTATATCAACAGCATCCTAGTCCATGTTAAGACCGGGGGTATCAGAGGCTACAACAATCGATAATTGAGGTGACTTATGGCGTTCCGAAAAATGTATGATGTAAGCCCGTTGGCAAATATGTACAATGTTCCCCAGACCGGCGCGAGGAATATAATCGTTCCGCCGCAAACGGGGATGGGGCAAGTGCGAATGGGGCAACTGGGGTTGGGCCAGCCGAGCTTGGGGCAACCTACCGTCAATCCCCTCGCCCCGAAACGCATGGGTACGCAGTTCAGCAATTCGCAGAACAAGTGGGCAACCGACATGCGCCCGCCCGCGCCAGCGGCTCCAGCTGCGCCCTACCAGGCGCCGAAGATTTCCCCGTTCATGTGGAACATGTTTGGCTCGATGAAAACGATGGACGTGGAGGAACGCGCTGATTATCTGCAAAACTTGGCAAGCGGCATTAAGGACAAACTCGACCAGTACGGTTTGCGCCTTGCGCGAGGTGCGGCACTTACCCCCGAACAGCAGACGCGATACGACAGCTTGCGGACATCATTCAGCGATATTCAGGGCTACATAACGAATCAGTCTGCCTATGATGATTACCTTGACAAGCTCGGCAACCTTACGCCGGAACAGTACGACGCATCGCAGGCGAAGGCGGCGGACATAGCGAACCGGAAGGCAAGGCCGTGGGATTATGGTATGGGCATTATGCGCCCCGGCACATTCTAATGAGGGCAATCACTTATGGCGAACAAATGGCGCACCGCGATAGCAGACGATCTATGGGTTAAGGAGCTTTATGCTGACGATCCGCAAAACCTATCGGCAAAGGTCTTGGTTCGGGCAATCTACGGGCTGACCCGCGCCGACACTCAAGCCATATTCGCCACGCTTGCCACAACGAGCGTGACCGACCCCAAAGTTGACGGGGCGGCGATCACCGGCACATTCCGCGTTATCAAGAACGAAATGCGATCTTCCAACGACGGTTCTCTCGCCGGTTCGGATTACATCATGCAGACATTGGGGCAGGGATTTTTTACCACGCTATCGGCGTCCAACAGGCTTGTTATCAAAAACCACTACGAGGTTGAGGAGCAGAACGAAAATGCGTGGATGGCGTATGCCCGTGGAAC